AAAAAAGCCTGGCAAATAAATGTCAGGCTTAAAAATGAAAAATCAACTTAGATTTAATGAGGGAATCAAATGTACTTTTTTATTTTGAGATAGGCAACTATTAAGATTAAAATAATTATTGCAAAAATAAAACCGTATGTATAAAATATCTTATTTGAGGTTTCAAGATTTGTGACCTTTTTTCTTACCTCAATATTTTCTGTTTTGGTTGACTCAAGATCTTTTACCTCAATATCTGTTGTGGTGCCTGAATCTTTTTTAATAGTGACTTTTGCATTTTCATATACTTTGCCATCTACTTTAATAGGCTTAGACGTATCAACAGCCTCCAGGACTATCTCAGATTTATTGTATTTTGTTTCCGTTGTGATTGTTCCATTGTCTTTTAAAACTTCCTTACGCGCCTCTAAAATGAGTTGTTTATCAACCTCTCTTTTTCTGGTCCCGCATGAGGTGACTAAAATTAAGATCAGGAAAATACTACTTAATCGTTTCATAATATTTTATAGTTTTAAGGATTACATCAATATACTTATCCTTATTCATTCTTTGAACGTCGGATTTATTGGAACCGAAAAAAGGCTCCAAGATCAATGATGGTGCATCTGGCAAAAATACGGACCAATAGCCTCTGTCATTTTTATTAACTAAAGCCTTTGCCCCTCTGTCCCTATACCCCATATGGAGTTGTAAAAGTTTTGTGAAATAATAACCAAGAGCCTTTGTCTTTTTATTTTTGAAGTAATACAAAGCCTCTGAGCCATGAGCGGAGGGATCCGCTGCATTATAATGTAATTCCAATATAAGATCAGGCTTAAACTCATTGAGCTCCTTAGCCGTTGCCTTTGTCATTTCATAATATCCCTTGTCATAAGATCCATTTTCAAAAACCGTAATTCCACAATTTTTTTTGGCCGCTGCAATTGCAATTGATTTATTAAAATCAAACTCACAAGGCAAACCGTGCGGGCTGCATGCTCCTGGGCTATTCTTCGTATGGCCTATTAATATCGCTGTTCTCATCTTCTTTTGGTTTAAATTGTTTTATATCTAAATTCTTATTGAAGTTTTTAATCTTATTCATTAAGCCTATAGGAGGGAATTTTCCATGGGTTATAATTGAGCAATTCATAAGGGCAGATCCTGCAGGATAAATAAAAACCATTAATTTACCAACGATACTAAAATATGTCGAGATAAATGAGTCACTATTTAAAATGTGTTGCATGCCCTCAGTCAATATCCCAACCATTATAACTAAAGTTATTTTTGTAAAAAATCCATAGATATTTTTTTTCATAGAAAAATCTCTTTTTATCCATGCGTGCACCCACGTACCCAAAAAATGGTCAAAGGCTATTGCTATAAAAACAAATGCCACATAACCATAATTTAAAAAATACCAATCATTAATGCTCTGTACTAAATAATACCAAGGGGAAACAAAAACGGCAATCTTTGCTGTTGACTCTGCCTTAACCCAAACAGATCCAGAGTGTATTAAATATATGTGCTTAGATAATAATTGATAGATCATGTGTAGGTAGTTTTTTACAAATATAAATATAATTTAATTTAATCAACATAATGTGGCCGCCTCCATAACTTCTCCTGTCGGTGAAATTCTTATAGCATAATTTACAGAGGATACTGATATCTTATAATAGTTACTATTGCCTACAAAAATTGAGGTCATTCCTGAGTCTGTATAAAGTATGTCTCCTGCAGATGGAACTGAGGCAGATCCTGAGTGGAACAAAAATTGATTAAACGGCCCTGCCATTGAACATGCATTTGATGCCATTGAGTATGAGGTTGTGTTGTATATTTCAAAAGTATTAATTACAGTCGCTCCATAATTTCTGAAATTCAGCAATCCATCTTTTGATCCAGAATATGCAGGATCAAACCTAGAGGACACCGCTGCACTAAAACAAGCAACAAGGCTTGTTGTAGATGGCAGGCTCAACTCTGATCTCACATCTGATAATAAAAAAGTATTTGTATTTGGAACAGCCATTATAAACCTAGTTTAAAATCCGTTGCATTAACTATACCTGTAGTATTCATCCTAAATTTAACTACTCCTGAGTACTTAAACTCAAGATTATTGCCATTTTGAACAATTTCCCATGCAGGAGTCTTATAAGCTGTTGCTTTTATTTTTCCTGTTGATCTCTCTAGTGTAAACCTAGTTGTAGAACTGTCTCTAATAAATAGATCGCAATTATATAAATCAATATAAGCTCCTCCTCCAGAGTTAAATATCTGGCTATTTGTACCGCCTGATCCGTAAATAGTTCTTACGTAATCAAATATAGTTAAGTTTCCAGATGTCTTACTATCTGCCGCGTCAGATCTTAAATACGATCCTCCTCCCTGACCATCTAATAAGTCCGCATCTAATCCAGAACCTGCCCCGTCATTCCCCTCATACCAAACTTTCTGACTATTAAAAGTCAATGTACTTGGACCTACTTGAAGCTGCATTGATGTAGTCAGATCACCTAAAGGCCTAATAAATACGGATCCAGATGATCCTGAGTTGTTACTTATGACAGTCGATGTTATTGAGTTGTCTCTTATTTTTGTCCCTTTTATGAAGAGATCTCCTGTGATTGTGCCTCCGGATAAATTAAGTTTAGAATTTAAAGCATTCTGTAAATCTGTTTGACTTGATAAGGTTCCTGTAATTGTACCCCATGAGGCAGCGGACCCACCTCCTCCAGTAACAACAGACCAGGCACCATCTTTACGGACATACTGTGCCCCGTCAATTGGAGCATCTCCGATTTTCGTATCATTTAATATGCGCCCTTGATTTGCACTTAAAGCGTCTGTTGTGCTTGTGCTTGTTAAGTTGTTTCTTACTGTCAAGTTTACGAGGCTACCAAGCTCAACCCAATCAGAATTGGTTACACCTCCTTTTAATATATAGGACATAGAATCAGAGACCACATAAACGATCATGCCCTGCCATCTTATAGATGTAGGTATAGAATCCCTATTGCTTATTGTGAGTACTTGTCTGTACGTCTCAATAGGTAATGCGATTTTCCTATCAAATTGTGAGATTATTTCTTGTGGCATAATTAAAATTTATACATTGTCCTATTAAATTGTACATAAACGTCACTTGATGACGCCCTATCATCTTGCACCATAAATGTCCCCTGCAGGCTAAGTATTTTTGATGTGCCTGCAATTATGTTTAAATTACCTATAATAGATGTATCAAAATAAGTCCCAGGTACTGTATCATTAGGGAAATACTCCCAGTCTAAATCCGTAATTATGCTTAATATAAATTTATTAAAATTAAGCCCAGTTAAGGTTGCATAAGATAGCTGTAAAGTTCCTTTTACGATATACCTATCCACATACTCCTTTACATTTACAGTGGCTGTTGTTGTGTGGGATGTAGGAGCCGGACTAGCACTCCCTGATATAGTGACAGCATAACTCTTGTCATAAGATGAGTATTCTTGAGTATAAGCTAAAACCCAGGTCCCATCTTTGCGGGCGTATTGTTGCCCATCCTCAGGAGCATCTGCCAAACCTACAAGGGCCTGCCATCCTGTATTATCAATAACTCCTGTTAATTGATATGTCGTATCCTCAGACTCTACGTAACAAAGCATGCCCTCCCATCTTGTTAGAGTTGGGATTGAGTCTCTTTGTCCTATCGTCTCAACAGCCCTATTAGTCTCAATAGGGTTGTTGAATTTTCTATCAAATTGTGCGACTACTTCTTGCGGCATATTATGAGAATATATAAGTTACTTGAAAGTTATTAAAATTAGCTGTTACATGATTTTGCCTCAACACTCTGTAAAGGTATGAATTAATTGTTACATCTGCCATGTACTGAAAATCAGATATAATTTCAGGCTGTCCCTCTGTCTGGATACTTTCAACTAATCCAAGAGAGGCTAAGTGAACAAAATAAATATACTCTCCGCCTGGATTTGAATAGTCAACACTTATTGACTTACTATCATCAGGGTCAATATAAAATCCGTTTTTAGTAAGATTTGAAACGACTAAGCTTGAATCATCTGTGCCCCATAAGTATTTGTCTGGCTCTCCTATTGGGCAATAAGTCAAACCAAGTACGGCCGATGTCTCCCATATGCTTTGATTATAGGTCTCTGAGTTTATATTGGAGTCCCTAAGTTCAACCTCAGCTATACCAGTATTTAGGTTATCCACTTGTTGACACCTTTTATTACCAGTAAGCACCCACTTTGCCTCAATACTATTGCCTCCCTCAGATCCCCCTGCAGGTATATCCTCAGATGTTATCTCAAAGAATGTTGCATCTTGAATATAGTTTCTTTTTTGGTTGTATGTACCTCTCAAAAGTAAAAACTCTTTACCCGGTATTGCGTCAAATGAGAATCTAGTATCAGCGTCCCCGAACCTTGTTTTTACATCTCCCTCAAGCAATCTGAAAGGCTTATAATAAAGATTCATTATACTTTTAACCGTAATCAATCCAAGAGACGCACCACCATATTTATTATCTATAGTATCCCAGAAGTTTTTTAAATCAGTCGTATTTGATGGAACTATAATTCTGCTCACATGCTGTTTATCTAGTACGTCACCATTTAAAACCTCTGCAGGGTCCACCTCTAAACTGTAATTTTTATTTGAGTTCTCATAGATAAAATCTTGAGCCTCCGCATATTGGTTTGTGTCTGGAATAGTTCCAAGGTTCAATCCTGTCACTTGCATCCTAGGAACGCTGCCCCCCGCATCAATATACTCTCCCTCTCTTACTGGAAACCAATAAGCAAAATCATTGCGTCCATTGTTCCAAAAGGTTTTGATCTTTGGATATGCGTCAGAGGATTTGCCAAGCACTTTTGCAAGTCCATTTATATCAAATAAAATTGTCCCATTCTCAGGGATAGTTGGTATTTGTATACTGTATTTTTTCCAATTATAAGCGGATAACTGATTGAAATCCCCATCACCGTCAGCATACGTTGCATCAAGTAAGGCGAAAATATCATCCTTTGATTTTGTTTGTCCATCTCCCTCATCCCATGCAAAAGTATTTGTCCCAGTAGATGCTGGTATATTTTGATTTTTTAGCCAATACCTTTTGCCGGATGCCCCGGTCAATACAACTCTAATAAATGGAGCATAGATATTGTTGTCAGCTACTGAGTAAGAAAATTTAAAATACCCTGTAAAATAAACAGAGTCCCCCTTAGTTAGACTTACATTTGTAGCATACCTGAGAGCAGCCCAAACCTGGCCAACCGGGTCTGTCTCTGAGGTCCCAACTCCTGCCGCCTGAGTCCCGAACTCTAGCCCTGTGGTATATCCTCCTGCATCTGTATCTGTTATTGTTATAGGCTTGATCCTAGGATACCATTTACTTCCATCCCTCCATCTCAACCATTTATCAGGAGCAGATAGTTTTGAGGTGTTATTCCAATTTGCAAAGTCTCCGTTTTCAATAAGGACCAAGGGGCTGTCACCCTCTCTAAGTAATTGAAATTTATAATTCATTCTATAGGCAGCATAAACCTCATCCATGATTATCTGATGAGTATCTCCAATAAGAACAGCCTCTTTGTCACTACATGTAATTAACTCAGTATTGTTTATGGCCTCTCTACCTATGTAAACGGATAGGGTGTTGTATTTTCTCCAATACCTTTGAGTAGCTCCTGACCCATAGTCTGCATCTGAATTTATTCTTTTAAAAGTCCATACTCCTTTGTTTTGGGAAATTCTAGCCCCAAACATTACACACATATTATTAAGCACCTCAAAACAATTCATGGCCTCATTAGCATCTGACCAATAAGGTATATCTTTTCTTTGCGTGTCGTTAATGTATGTCTTTACATTTGCAAACGATGCTGACAAAGGATCTGCATTTCTGGTGTCCCCTGTTTTTATCATATTCTTTTCGTAAACATCAACACAAGTCCAGGTATTGAGGTCTAAGTCCAATTTTCTTAAAATCTCTGTAAGGATCAAAGAAAAAGGAAATTCAAAACCGTTGTTATAAGTTAGGTCCTCGGTTCCGTATGGTTTGCCTGATTGGCTTATAAATGGCAATGATTGCAATGTCTTTAATCCATCCGCGGCTGTTAGTGAACCGTAATAAATACCGCCTCTTAATTCATGGGAGAAACCGTTGGGAATAACATACCCAACCCAATCCAGAGATCCGTCCACATAGTGCTCAATCTTAAACTCTCTCTCATCAGCGGTCCACATATCCTCCATGAAAATCATATTACCAGTACCAAAGACAAGGTTTACCGTTGCAGATGTGGCTCTTATTGGACTGAATTTAAAATCATCATCAGACTCATAGGCAACCACAATTGGAGGATCTGACGCCTCCATCTCAACAGATGATCCAACGTAATCCCTTTGTAATATCGAAACCCTGCAAAGGGTTTTAAAGCTGTCACAATAGCTGTGATAGTATTTTTCTGTATATGCCATTCCTAGAATCTTTTGTTTTGCTTTTCTGCTCTTTTTGATATCAATAGAATATCTGCACCGACAATTTTACCGATAATAGACTCTGTACCTGAGGCAGCAACTGAGGCCTGCCTTGATGCTCCGTTCGCTAATTTAAACAACTCTGCCTGTTGACCTCTATTTAAAACCATTTCACTAGAATTTAAAAGAGCAGGAACCTTATCTCCATTATAAGAGCCTCCTGGCACAATACCCCCTGTTGCAAACTTAATTCCGCTAAATGATGCCGCAATAAAACCAACAGCCGCTCCAATTAATGCAGGCAAAAGGAATGCAGCAGCAGGACCACTAGCAGCGGCTGTACTAGCTCCTGCAGCAACTGCTCCAGAAGTCGCTACGGCTTGATCTGTAGCAATCTGAGCTGTTGCCGTTGCTTGTTTAACAGCTATCCCCGCCAAAGCTTGGGATGCCAACTCTGTTAAGAGCTTTTCTCCTGTTGCAATAATAGCTCCTGTAAATGCATTTATTATCTCGTTATCAGATTGTATTGAGTTTGCAAGTGATGAGGATAGTCCTGAGATAGCTGCATTGGTCAACTCTTTTGCAGCCACGGCCTTTTGAGCTGCGAACTCTAAACTATCCACAAGCTTATCCATTTGATCTAGGCTTATGCTTTCTGCAAAATTAAAGTTTTCGTCATTTAACAGCTTTCTAATATCCTGTAATTTGCTCTCAAAACTTTTAATAGACTCGATTGAATCGTCTAAACCAAAATCAAAAGGATCTGCCTCAATTTTTAAAGCATCCTTAATCCTAGCCCCTGACTCCTCATATATCTCAGCAACTGCGATTGCATTCTCTCCGGCTTGTTGCTCATCAAGTATCTCCAGGTCCTTATCAATAGACTCAAATAATTTTCTTAAGTCATCAGCCGCTTTTTTATCAATCTTGATATTATCAAGTTTCAATTTATCAATACTATCCTGTAGCTTTAATACTTCAATGTTTAGGTCATTAACCTCTTTTTGACCCTCTTTGCTATCAGTTCCTGCAATGAAGTCTATAAATGATTTTTGAGCAGCCTTAACATCTCCCTCAAAATTAGTCCCAAAAATGTTATCAAAAGTTTTTGCCAATTCTTGTTGAGCATAAAAAGCTAGGCCAACAAATTTTAATAAAATTCGTCTGGACTCTCTCTCTGATTTAATGGTGTTGTCTAGTTGAGTTTGAGCTAAATCCAAAAGAGCTTTTTTCTCCTGCAGTAATATCTGGAGTCTTGAAATTTTAATTTTATTAATCTCTTTATCAGTTTTGCCTGCTAATTTTAAGCTATTTATTTGAGCATTTATGATATCATATTCAGTCTGAGCCAAATCAACAGACTCTTGCTGCAATTCAATCTGCCTCTTAAGCTCTCTGCTGACTCCATAAACGGCATCCACTATATCATCCCAATATACTGCAATAGCACCAACAGCAACCACAATTGCCCCTATACCAGTCCCAATTAAAGCTGTCTTAAATAAGTTTGCCGAAACTGCAGCGCCTTTAAATCCTTTGATTATATCCAAAGCATTGCCCGCAATTCCCCCTGTTGCAGAATCTATTGAGTTAAATATACCTGATTTACTACCTAGCTTATCAACTGCATCTAAAACACCGTCAAAAGCCCCCTCAATATCATCTGCAGGATCCTTTAATTTTTTGAGTTCGTTCTCAGCTTCGGACAAATCCTTTTTAAGCTGTTTGATATTGGCTTTTATAGTGACTTCTAAATCCTGACTCATGCTATCTATTTTTAAGTTTTGCCCAGTTTGAATCCATTTGAGATACAGTTTTTATTGCTTTGCGCGCTTTGTCGCTTGGTAAAGGTAAGAAATTCTCAATTGATTTTGGGATGGATCCTTTTTTCCTAGGCATTGAGCAATAGACATTGTAAGCAATCAATCTTGTTTGCTCCCATTTCTCCCACTTAGAATTATCAAAACCTTTTATTTTGAAGTACGTCTCTGCAGGGGACATTGTAAAAAAGTCTTTTGAACTCATGCCAATTTCGCCAAGGCATATTGTCAAAAGTTGATCATAGCTTAATCTTTTTTTTTGACTCGTCCTCATCATCATTTGAGCTCGTAGTTATCTTATCCTCAAGATGATCTATATTAACACCCATAGCATCTAAAAAACACAACCAACAGCTATAAAGTACAGACTCAGGAGCTGTTGCAATGTGGTTTGAGACTTCTTTTTTCTCAATCTTATTTGGCTCATCATTTGCAAATGAGCTGCCAAGTATTCCAACCCAAATAATATCTCTCATAAGGTCGAGATAGTTTTCCTCAGCTAAACGATTTAAAGCCCTAAGCAAAGGGAACTCCTCTGGCTTTGCCGGGTTCCCTTTATCTTTAGGCAGTATGATTTTAGCTAATTCAGCCTTACTATAGTTATTAAACCATAAGTGGACCATCTTTTCCCCGATCTTAATGTCAATTTTTCCTGTCATTTTTATTTTTTAATTAGGTCCCTACTGTTCTTACAACTTCTCCTGTGCCTGTGATAGACAAATCAAATTGCAAATAATCTCCGGTGTCAGCCGTTTCTCCTAAATTGGATACCCAACCTAAACCCTGCCTCAAATACTCTCCAGGCTCAATGCTCTCAATTTTCCAGGTCCCTACTTCACCACTAGCCCAAAGATCAAACAACTCATCCTGAGATATCTGATTTGCAGCGGCCTCCTTTTGTGCATAGGATCCATTGGAAAAGCTCCAGGACTTATCCCCTGGCAATGATGCTGCCCAATCTCCTTGACATTTATTATTGATACTTACCGCATCTGTTGACCCTGTGAAACCATCACTAGTTGAACATGCGACAATTTTCCAGACTGGCGCCTCGTCTGACCCCGTATTGTACGATAGAAAGACATCCTTACTCTTAATTTCTGCCATAATTTTAAATTTTATTGATTAAATGATTAAATGTTAATATTTTTCTGAAAATATAATAAGCGTTTGATTTGCTTGTCATATCAAGGTTGTTTGTCAACCTAGTATCTCCAACAGTATATCCGTAATCACTTAAATCCAAATCAGTAAAGTTCAAATTTAGTAATAAATTTTGGATTTGATCAGATATTATTTCGCTATCTTCTCGCCCTATATTGTTGAGGGATCCGGTCACAATATCAATATTTATAGATGCATCAAAATGATAGCACCTTTTTACTGATATTTGGCCACTTCTTATTGTTGATAAAATGATATAAGGGTACTCAACCTCATCATTAGGATTGGCGAATGTATCATATATTTTAACAGCCTTACTATTAAATGATATGGATCCATTGAGCTCCTTAAAATACCCCTTTCTTAATGCCAAATTTACATCCATAGTCTATAGTTTTTTTAAGCTGTTTGTTAATCTAAATCTCATTAATTCTGTTTGGTTTTTGAATGCAGGAATTAAAAAGGGCCTTGCAGGCATATTGATTTGTCTCAACCCCTTTCCTTTAAACTGCATAGCATAAGACTCAAATCCTGCGGGGATGTCAACATCTCCTCCAGTTCCAAACTCAACATAAGGTGCGTAGTTAACGCCTGTAGAGACCTTTCCCTCCAGATCTTTGGATAAGCCTATGATTGACCCCTTTAAAAATCCAAATTCAACAGGAGCTCTCTCTCGGGCCTCATCCGCTATGTCCTGAGTAGTTCGTGCAATCTCGCCCTCCAACAACTCCTCAACCTTTTTAGTGATGGTTGAGGAGATATCAAAGACTGCTTGATTTGAGTTTATACTTAGTTTTATCATCTTATTAGCTGTATTGGTTGCTTATTTCTGATATTTCGGATGGCGTTAAAGCTTTATCAAATATGGCTAATCTTTCTAGGCTACCATTAGAAAGGAACCCGCCATCTGTTCTACCCCCTATATTAAGGCTTTGTCCTGTTGCTTGCAGCATTCCAATAGGTACAGAGTCGAGTATTTTTGTTTCGCCCGCATATATGCTAAAATCAACCGTATTTACAACTAAAAAATATAATTGACCGGCAACTCTAGGGAAACTACTTGAGGTCCCTTGAGGAGATCCTTGAGCGGCACCTATGCCACACGCGACGTCGTTTGTTCCCTGAACTCCATAAGCTCCATATTGATTTTGAGATCCATTATTTTTTGAGAAATAATACCCCGTAGTCTCAAGCACGGATCCAACTTTCCAAACAAATGAATAACTATCTGTGCCATTTGCAAAATCAACACTTGGCGAGTCTGGAAAATCAAAAAATCCTCCTGTAAATTTCGCCTGATTAATACCTCCGCTAATATTTAACACAACTGATCCTGACACGGTTCCATTAAATGCTGATATAGAGTCATCCCATGATGTAAGCAAATCATCTTGAGCAGATCCGCCTTTCAACCCTGCAGGCTCAAAGTAATGTAATGGCTCTGCTTTCATTATAGCGTCAGCGGAGTCAGGAATTATTGGCAATGGTTTTTCTGTATTGCTTATAACGAAATAGGAGATCCTATCAGATATAAACTCAGACAAAAGATCTGCTCCCCCTGGAGTCTCTGGATGTATACCGTCTACTTGCAAAATATCTTTATAATTGTTTCTAGTATAATTATAAAAATCAATTATAGGATTGCCGTCAACATTTATTGTCTCTGGTCTAAATGCCTTTATCTTTGGTATTACTATGTTTTCATTATAAGGCAAAGATCCTAGACTCTCATCATTATAAATCAAAGTACTAGTTTGTGGATCAGCATATGATCTAAAAGATATAGGCAAAAGTAAAACGTCCTTAGATCTGCCCGATGCGTTTATCTGGCTTATAAGGGCGTCATACTCCAAAGCAAATTGATCAATGCTTGGTTTTTCAGAGTACGGCCTAGTGTCAGAAACGTCATTGCCTCCTGTATGGATCACAAAAAGAGTTCTATCTTGATGAGCTGTCATTGCGTCCTGTAGTGGCGTGTATATTTCTGAAACCGTCGAGCCACTAAAAGCATACCCGTACACGTCAACATTAAGCCCCTTTGCTTTCCATTCTGAGGTCCTTAACGCATTAGGAGTGATTAAGTTTCTGCCAAAAGTTATCTCCATAATAGATGCCCCCAAAAAAACAACTTTCTCGTAAGTATTAAACCAAGCCGATAAAGGTAGTTTTTTCCATGTACCGTTTTGATTATAGATATACAATTCATTTTCCCCGATCCGTATTTCTCCAGGAGTTCCTGCATCATTGGTATTGTCTGGAACCTCCGATTGACTAAATATCCCATTTAGCTTAGTTTGTACCTCTGCACTAAGTTTAGCCTCAACAATAGATCCATCATCTATAGTCTGAGGGGTTGACGGTCCAGGTTCACCTTGGATACCTTGCTCACCTTGCAATCCGGCTGCACCTTGAATGCCCTGTAACCCTTGAGGACCCTGCTCACCCTGAATACCCTGCTCTCCCTGCTCTCCCTGAGGCCCTTGAGGACCAACGATCCCGCCCTCCTCAACTATAGTTGATAAATCCACAAGAATCCCACCAACTCTCTCAGCGGTGTTTGCTCCTGGTGTTGTTTCGTCTCGTACTACTTGCGATCTCTCTATAAGTCCCATATATTTTAATTAAAAGTTATATCAAATGTGTTGTCAAAAGTGCCTGCAGATATAACCTCACCAGACAGCCTATGAGAGTTATCAAAGATAGCGAATAAATTCATTTCAATATAAGTACGGAAAGGATCTACCTTAAAATTGTTTAGAATAAATTTAAACCCTCTCCAGGTCATTAGGTCCCCATTGATAAAATTAGTCTCTTTTCTGTACCTGATACGAACCCTTACAACTTGTTTTACATTTTCCTGAGAGGCTAGTAATTCAGGACTACTAGACAGCTCCTCAACCTGGGCATAAGTCTTTAAGTACTCAACCTGATCAAAGTCACTCCCCCCGCTGTCGTTTTGTGTTGGTTGCATTCTGAAAAATGAAACCCTGTCTTTTAATGATCCTGCGGATATTGCCATCTTAAAAAATTATTATGTTCCTGTAAGGCTCAAGCATCAATTTGGCCTGGTCAATCAAAGCTGTTGAGCTAAGTTTTGAATCAATAACGTTCTCTCTATTCATATACAGGCCCGCTGCATATCTACAAATCGCTATCTGCACATTCTCATCCAAAGATAAAGTATTTTTTGTAGTGTACTCAAACACAACCTTTTTGCCTCCTTTTGTGAGATTGTCTTTAAAGTTTGAAAAACCGGCTGTTGTAATCTCATCAACTGGACCAAACATGATTTTATAATTGTCGCAAACCTCAAGGGCTGAAAATTCAATAGTCTTTACCCCAAAACTAAGCATAGACCATTGCTCCAATTGGATCCTAGCGGCTTTTAAATACTTTTGAGCCAATGTATCATCCGTATCAAAATCAATGCGGGCATGCTCTTTAAAGAACTCTAAATCAACAGGCTCTGTTGCAAGGTCCGTTACTACCTCGTAAGTGGTTCCGGATATTGTCTGTGGTGAGCTGCAATCCTCCCATTTATCTGCATTCTTTGAGTAGTCCATAATTTAATGGTGTTAAACAAAAAGCCCCCTCATAATTGAGAGGGCTCTTATATAGGTTAAGAATATTGATTATGTTCCCGATACTAAAGTACCTTTTACGAATGCCTCATCATAGAATATTGGTAAAGCGATACGCTCCTCAATTCTGAATGTGATCATGTTCTTAGATACGTTGTCAACATCTTGCTCAAACGCTCTCAATGTCGGTGCCTCTCTATTTACTAAAGCCGCTCCTCTTTGGAAATCTCCTACTAAGAAATTACCTTGAGTGATCTTATTTGTCTTTTGAACAGATAAGCCTGCGATTTGTAATTGACCGTTGACAACTCCCACAACTCCATTTGGTAAGTTAAACTCACCTGATCCGCTCGCTTTATTTAAGATGATGCTTACAACATCTCTTGGGCTAAGTAAAACGTCTGTTGGTGTATCCTGGTTGTTTACTGCCATTTGTGCATAAGCTGCATCAATGATACGCTCAATACCCGTGTAAGCTGAATTTGATGCAACATAACTTGAGGCGTTTGGTATAATACCAGAGATATTGTTCCCAATACCATCGCCATTAAGCAACTGAGCATCCTCTGCCTTAAGCAACTCAATAGGAGCCCAAGTTGAGATATAAGACTGCATCCACGCTAAATCTGATAGCATCTCCTTAGGTATTCTTAAGATACCCGCAATCCATTTAACTTTGGCAGATACGTTGTCAAAAGTAAATCCAAAATTTGGCTTATCAACCGTGTCCTCAATCGCTGTCTTATCATAATCCCAAGTATTTGGACCGGTTCCAGTTTTGGCAACAGCCTTTGGGTAGTAAACCTCATTGCCCATTGTAGATCCTGATCCTAAGATCTGACGCATATGGAATGCCTCCTCTTTCATTGGGATAACTCTGTTTTGAGTATCTCTTGTAAAGATCTCATATCCATTAAAATCCTCAAATCCTATGTCCTTTAAGGACATAACCATTGGACCATTAGTGCCAATAGCTTTCATGCCCTCTATATTTTCGCCTATAGCATTATGTAATGCCTTTCTAAAGCTTTTCCCCTCAGGAGCTTTGCTACCATTTTTATGCTTTGCAGCAAATTGGTCAAAGTTCTTTTGTAACTCCTCTTTTGTTGCATTGATTGCCTTTTCAACAGCCTCCTTAGTTTGCATGTCTTTTAATGAGGTGGCTTTTAATGCCTCAATTGCATCATTTACCTTTTTATCAAAGGCAAGGCCGTCCTCTTGTCTTTTTGCATCAAAGTCTTTTTTCAGGGTTTTTGTGCCCTCTTCAATGGCTAATACTATGTCTTTGTGATCCATAATTAAACGTTTTTATAAGTGTTTATAATTAATTCTGCAATCGTTTTGCTGTCGGTCGGCTTAACGTCTAAGGTGCTTGGATCAAGCGGCCCAGAGGGAAGTGATTTAAGTAGCTGTTCGATTTGCCTCAATCTTGTATCTGAATAATCCAGATTGTATGATTTTTGTATCAAGTCAACTAGACCTGGCACAGTTTGTAAGCTTTTTATATCTCCTACCCTTGCAAGCTCATTGCAGGCCCAACTGGATAAAAAGGAGTATTCCCATAAGGCATATTGCTTTATAAGGTTTCTATTTTTTTGATCTCTCTCAATAACATCATAACCGATTGACAACTCTGCATGCAATCCATTTTCGACCATTAGCTCAATGTCCGTGAACATATCCCGGCTAACTTCTTTATTCATGTTGAATTGAGAAACGGTCCAAAGTCCATAAGGATTATTTGTGTCAATCTCCTTTGGCACCCCTAAGGATACTCTGGTATCATGATCTTTTAAGACTCTGATCCTTTTATAGTTTTCTTTTACAGTCTTTTTAAATGAGCTTGGATCTGATATATCCCCCGCTGCATCTTCATTGTTGTAGGCATTGGCAAATGCAGAGACTATCCCCTTTTTAGGATCAAAATCTTTTATCTCTGTACCGAATCTTTTAAACTCCATTTGCAAAACTTTCGATAAAATTAAGTATTAAATTTAATTAAGTGAAAAAAAGATTATTTACTTAATTAAATATTCGTATATTTGGAGCTATTAATACTAACTTATGACAGAATCAGAAGTAATAAACCAGATCATCTCTCAACCTAAATATTACATAGGTATAATGCCCCAGAGCACCGCATCCCTATTTGTAAAAAGATGGAGAGAAGGAAAAGCGAAAAGGAAAACTATTGAGGCGTTCTGTCTTAAGTTTGGATACAAATGTGAAACTAATATTAAATATTATAAGTTATGAATGAATTAGAGGTAATTAATGAGGCGTTAAACATTGCAACCCTTAAAGGCTGTTATGATATGCAACAAGTAAACAAGATCTCACACTCTTTTGGGGTCGTTGCTCAGAGGCTTGATGAGCTTGGGAGAAAACTTGAGGAGGCGGAGGAGGCTGTTGATGTTCGATTAAAACAAATCAGAGAGCTTGAGAATAAGCTTAAGTCTATTGAGGAATATACAACTAATCAAAATATTCATATAAATGAATTAAAATCAGAAATAAAATTTCTGGAAAAGGAGCTGAAACCAAAACACAAGTAAAAGCAAAGCCCCAAATTAATGGGGCTTTTTATTTGCACATCCTCCGCAATGGCTCTTGACTTTCTCATCATCTATGGATTTATTGAGAGCATTTATCTCCTTGGTCCATTTCTCCATATAAAAGTTATTGCTTGCTAGGAGTTTTTTCTGGCTCTTAATCGTCTCCAGTAAATCAGCGTACTCCTGAGGATCTAATATTACTTTGCCGTTAGATAGTATTTTCATTTAGCCGAAATTAAATCGTCACCATCAATAACTTTCTTACATCCTGAGCAACTCACAAAAGATGCCTTTACACTTATTCCCGCTTTGCAGTTAGGGCATTTATATTTGGGCTTGCTTAAGTCAACCCCTTTCCTATGCTTGATGTTTTCGTCTTTATATCCCATTTAAACTAATTCTTTGACAGCTTTTATACAGTCGTTAATACTTGGTTTACTTAATCTCACCACCTCTAGAGATCCGGTCTTTGCCGAACATCTGCAGGATCCTTTGGCCCAATACTTATAATTGATGGCCCAAATATTTTTGTCTGGATTTAAAACGCTTTTAATTTCTATTTCGTAGTTCATCTTGAAACTCTTTTATATTAATATCATTTCTCTCAAGCCATGACTCAACATTAAGTTTTACAAAAACCCTTTTATTTGCTGATAACTTTGATTTTTTTAGTAAAATAAGCCTATACTCATTAATATTATGTTTAATAAATTGAGATGGCATGCTTACCTTTTTGCCTTTGTACACTAGATGAGGCTTATCAAGTCCAATTGTTATTATTGATCTTTTAGCAAACTCCTTTAGTGTTTCGTTCAAATTTCCTGCTCCCGCAACTAAACCTGTAAATTTTCTCATAATTCTTTACAATAAATGATTAATATCCCTTTTGTGTTTTCTATTAAACCTATAAAAGTGAAACAAATATAAGCCTTTTGCAATTCCCAATTTGCCTAATTTTTTCATGACTGTTGAGCTGAATGCCCAATCAACGAAAACCTCACCACTAGCCAATCCAGGCTGAAACTTTACTATGTCCCATGTAGTTTTGGGGAATAACATAAATAGCCCTGCAGTCGGCTTTGGAGATGGATCAACAACATCATAGAACTCCTCAAAGTGCCTGTCAGCTATCTCAGCATGATTTAATATATTTGGGTCCTCACTAAAGCCATAAGGCAACTGATACTCCAACCCTAAGCGATTTGTAAGACAGCTTATGAGAGGGTATTTGTTCCCGTGCTTGATTATGATGTCCTCAATCTGCTTTGACCAAAATGGGTTAAGAAACAATACATCTCCATCCATGATACAGATCCAGTCACCATCCGGAACCAACTCGCAATGGTCATTATATGCCTGTCCTAAGTTCTTGTCCCCTCTGCCTGGCGTAAAGTACCAAACCTTAGGAGTGCTCATCTTACCTCTTGAGGCTGTTTGTCTTTTTTTAACATGTGGACCATTAACCAAATAACTCTGAAAAGCAATGGGATCAATCGACTTGACCTTGTATTTTCCTGAGTACTTGTAAACGATCCATGGCAAAGATAGTTGATCCCTGTAGGATCCGGATCTTATCTCATCATACCAAAGCTCAAAGAACTTATCCATAGATCGGTCTCTTATAAAAAAACCGTTTTGGGTAAGTCCAAATTGTTTTGGCATTCCTGCAGCGGAGTACTTTCTCATTTGAGGTGCAATGTTCTCAAATGTATCTATTTTCTTTTCTATAACAACCTCAGCCTCATCAAAAAGGCAGCTCCTGGATCCGTGCTTATGGAACAACGCCCCTCCATTAAAGAAACGATCAATATAAGCTGTTAAAGGTCGTCTAATAACATACGAGGCATCAATATAAAGACATACATCAAAGTTATCTATAAATTTATGTACATTAATCTTTATCTCCCTTGATTGCCTTTGATTGTCCCCTTTGTTTGCCACAAAAACGGAACGCCAACCGCTTACCTTTTCTTTTTTATTGTCAGTAAAAAGGACATAATCAACGTCCTTTTCCTTGTTCTTTATAGGTAATACAGAGTCGTAGCCCCCAATATTTACTGTATAGATTAATCTTCTTTGTCCCATATTGCTCTCATTTCCTCATAAGTTGACTCCCAATCTATAAAACCTATTTTAGGAGTTTTGCCTTTTCGCTTTGTCTTATGGATGGCTATCATACCATATTTACCACCTAGGTCCTCAGTCCTGATTGCAGGGTATTCCTTTTTAAAACCTTCAACAGCTCTCCACGTGTCTCCTGTCCATTGGCTCTGCATCCTTGGCATTGTTTGCATCTCCTTTGTATAAGGCTTACAATTATTGATTGCAATAGCCCCTCCAGGGTTCAATGCTTTCCATGCGTTTACTATATCCTTTTCGACCTGCTCGGCTGAGTGGTCCCCATCTATAAAGATGAGACCATACTTATCATCTGAACCCTCCAGTATATTTTGGTTATGCGTACCTATAACTAAAACCGGTAAAGATTTGATTTCATCAGCGAGCTTATTCAATATTTTTATTCTATCGTTCATAAGTTATTTATTTTCTCATTAGATAAAGTGCAATTAAACTGGATATGAGGCATAATACGCCCCATATCCAATTGCTTGTTACATAGTATCTGGCGACACTAATATAGGCACCAAATATAAAAAGAGCGGGCAGATATTTTAAAACCTTATTTTTAAACATCAGATAAGTCCTCCTTTTTTAAATTAGTAATATCAAGCCCCTTGCTTGAGATTTCATCAACTCTGTTCCGCTCCTTTGTGATCATATATCTTGCAATAGTGAGCCTATCAATATACGGTAATCTGCAAGCTATGCCCCAAATAACCATATCCCATTGATCAGGAGGGCACCATTCGTCCTCCTGGCTCATTGTATCTTTTAATAAAATTTGTGCAGCAATTCCCAATTGAAACCCTGACATCTGCAATGGTTTTAATCCCCTTAAGTACCTAAGTGCTTTATTTTTCATAACTATTTTTTTGATTTTGATTTAAAGATTATTTTTTGTGAATGAACAAACCCCCTAAGATCTTTATTAAGATAAGATAGAAGTAAAAGCAAAAGTCCAACATAAGGCAAAGAGAAAGACGCAAAAGCCTCAAATAAAATTGATATAGTAACAATTTTATACTCCCTATAAGCTGCAATAACATTTGCAACAAATCCAATAAAGATAAATGCGATAATAAATAATGCGAACATAATAATATTTTAAAGTTTATATTTACAAATATAAATAAAAATTACTTACGTATTACGTTACCGTCTGAATTTATTTTCAGTTTAAAGGAAATTGAGCAGCGGCAATTGATCACATTCTCTGCACTCAATGAGTCATCCCCAGGATAGCGGGCAATATCAACGCCCCCTTTACGCTTATTGACCTCAAAGAATTGAGACATATCAATAAATCCAGAGTCTAAAAACTCCCTGTGAGAGTTCCTTGTACGCTTGTCATCAGTCGGCATCCATCTTTTTACCATTTCAAATTTAGAGGACAAAGCTGCGATATACTTACCCTCATTCATGGCAGATACGGTCTCAGTCCTGGCAATAGCCAAAGATCTATTTTTATTAAATTTTGTTGAGTCCCTCACCTTTTTAGCTGTCTCTTTTGCTCCATCCCCATTCTCCATGCTCTCCCTTATGATCTTGGATAGGTGCTTAATAGTGGTCTTTGTTACCTCAACCACTCGTATAGCAATGCGGTCCCTCAAATATCTTAACAACAGCCTTTGCCATTCAGATCTTTGGGTCCCTAGCTTAGCAAATTGGTCAATCATGTCCTTTTGGCCTGCCATATCATCAATAATCTTTGACTCAATCTCTGCCTCTTTAATGATCTCTTTGCTATATAGCTTGACGTATAGAGCTGTTAATTGTTTTGTGTATTGATCAGATGTCATCTGTATCATGTACGCCTCAGGGCCATCCTTTGATATGATCCTGGAGGCGTTTGCATAAACTTTGTTGAGGTACTTAAAAAAGAGCGGCAAATAAATTTCCTCATTTAATTGCTGCCTTTTTAAAAAAGCCCTGTGCTCTCTTATTTCTTTGGGCGTCGGTTTAGGCATCGTCACCCTCCTCCTCCTCAATGATTTCCTCCTCTTCATCCTCTAAGGCCATCAATGGATCCACATCCAACTCCATAGGATCCCTATTAACTGATTCCAATGTGCTCAGTCCACTAGGTACATAAACCTTATCCATGTTAGGATCTGTCATCTTATCCCATCCGGTCATCTCTCTTTTTTCGTTTGGTGAGGTCCACCACATTTTGGACGCCGAGTCAGCCAATGACTTAACCTCCATACTAATCTCACTAAAGACGGTATAGTCAAACTCAATGACTATATCATCCCCAAACTTAGGGCATAGCCATTTATTCAATATGCCTTTCCTAGCCTCAATCAATGGGATGACTGCATCTGTGATTAAGGCCTTTCTGGACTCAACCATGTTATTTTCTGTGCTGTTCTTATCGCTAAATAATCCGATAGGCACATGATACACATTACAAAGCTCACCAAGCATCTCAGACTTAGCCTCGATGGTATTCATATCAACAGGACTAAACCCGATCTGGTTCCATTTCATTGCCGCTGAGGTAATAACAATTTGCCCCGCCTTATCTGATCCCTTATACAATTGAGACCAACGGTCTTTGACTGCGGTGGCCTGCTCTCCTGTCATTTGAGCATCTTTCTCAGCCGATAAAATACCTGCAGGACCTTGATTTTTGAACATTGCCCCCTGACTAATATCAGCATCCTTGTATCGTTGCATCAAACGTCTACAACTAATTAAGGGGCTCATCCCGTAGACAGCCTCTTGAGGATCTGCTCCAGAGTTCAATGGGTTCCATATCTTAAAATGAGCCATGTCCTGAGCCTCTATTGGATCAGATGCATAGGATAACTTATATTCTTTTACAGGATTTTGAGCTCCTCCGGTTACGATACTAACCATAGTAGCGGGAGGCACGTGCAACTCTTGAGGCTTATTGGCATTGACGCCAACTCCAGGAGTCCAGGCCCAAAGGTATGAGTCGCCAGTTAAAAGCTTGTATCCGTCTAATTGCTCCCAAAGCTCCTCAAGGGTTTGCTCTGAGTTTGGGTTGTGTAATAGCTGTTCGATTTCGTGCCCCTCAACTTTCTCTAGTGAGGATTTCATCATCAAACGACAATTTGCAATATCTTTTGGGGTTTGGGATAGTGTGAGTTTTGTTTTGTACTTGTTGTATTCAGTCTTATTCGTAACCCTGTACACCTCAAAAGGAACTATAGATGACTTTGATATAATCAGGGATATAATGCCGTATAGGTTCGGGATATCCTTGTATCCCTTATCAATATAAGTGTCTTTATTATCTCCAGGATATAACCATTGTCCAGAGGCCCATGAGTATTGTAACTGAGGACCCATTGCCTTTGACATTAAGAAAAGAGCCGTTTTTTTGAATATATTCATTTTAAATAATTTTTGATAAAATTAGTCAATTTTTTTTATTATATAACGAAAAATTCAGGCTTTGACAAAATACGGCTTATTGATTGGCATAGTGCATCGTTTAAATCCGTTCCAGTATTTGGGAAAAGTAATATACCTTGCTTCTCATCATGGTAAAGCCTATCGAGTAGCGATTGCCTGCAATACACAAGGCCCGCCTCAGCATATGGGCTCGCAAGTTTAGCCCTTGCAATCTTATCTCCCCCCTCCACTTGGATCTCTATTGCAGCAACCCCATTGCGGGTAAGGGTTTGCTTTGCCGACTTACCAGAGGCCTTTGCTTCAATGTAATGAGGAGCTTTTACTGCTCTCATCCAGGTCATAAGCTCAGGGAACTCCAACCACTTAAATCCAAGGGCGTCAATGTACATCTTATTTTCGATCTTACCAGCTGTTACAAATGCAGATGCAGAGTTTTCCTCCTTTTCTGTATACGCTAAATCCCAATCAGTACCGACCTCAACCATGTCTGACAGCTTCGGGAACTCATTATCCGGAACGCCAATAAACCATTTTTTCCATAGACCCCCGCCCTCTGGAGCAGGGATCTGGCCAACTTGGCCCGCATATCCGTATGACCCAAGGTCAGTCCTCATCTCATCGAGCACCTCCTTAGTCATTCTCACAGGATCTAATAGGCCATTGATATACTTAGCCTTAAGCTCAATAGGCTTTACCTGGTCCGATAGCTCACCAGGCAGGCATATGTGTCTGATCTTTTTCTTTGGCTTACCTAACCAGTTCCCTGTTGGATCCTCTTGATGTAGTCTCTGCATTACCAGAACGCAAGGAGTGACAGCCTTTGATACCTTTCTGCTGGATAGCGTTTGATCCATAAATGAGGTGGCGGCTGCCCTCTCTACGTCTGAGGCGGCTCCTTTGGGGTTTATTGGATCATCTACAATATGCAAATGAGCATGGAAACCCGTCGCGGTTCCTTTTGTTGAGGTTGAGTATCTCTCTCCTCCTCTGGTGTTTTTATAATGGGTCTTATTATCTTGATCAGGCTTAATCTGTACCCCTGGAAACATCCTCTGATATCGTTCTGACTTGATCACATCGCGACTTTTTACCGCATGATCCGTTGACAAGGACGCGGTATAAGATGAGGTCATTATCCTAGCCCTTGGGTCAATGATCCAAACCCATGCAGGCAGCATAACAGTACAAATGGTTGATTTGGTTGTCCCTGGAGGAATGTTGATCAATAGATCATGTAACTTTGGTTTACGGTCCTTTACACGCTCCACAAGCTGTTGTAATTCGTCACAAAGCAACTCAATATGCCAATTATATACCATGTCCTCAGGTATAACCTCGCTTACAAACATCTTAAAGAAGTAGTAAAAGGACCTTTTGCAAAGTTCTATATCAATGGCCTGCTCTGTTTTTGTATTCATTGACTACTCCTCCTTTTTAATTTTTGCCTTTTCAAATAATTGTTTGTGCATCAATAACTCCTCTGTGGTAAGCTTTGATAGGTCCAGATCTGCCTCCTTTTCCTCAATCTTATTATGCATGAATAGCCTTTCGCTAAACTTTGCCGGATTCATTCTGGCCAATGCCCATTGTCTGGCGTCTATTCTGAGCTTTGCCCTTTGGATCACATTAGTATTGACTTTCTCCTCTCCGGTCCTGTCATCAATGTAAGTATCCCCCTCCTGATCATCCGCTATATCCAGGGTCTCATCAAATAGCTGTTCATGTCTACACGCCTGCGCGATAAGATACGCCTTTTCAACTTTCTTATCTGCATTGATCCACTCAAAAATGGTCTGATAGGTTGGGAAACTTTCTTTGTGGTTTACCGCATTTTTTAAGCTCATATTGCTTGCAACAAGCTCAAATATTTCTGTGAGATACTGTTCCTTTTCCTCCTTAGTGTATGCCATAGCTGTTAATATTTTGTGCTAAAATACGAAAAGTAAATTTTAATTTTAACTTAAGTAATAAATATCTGGTGTATCTGATTCCTCGTAAGTAACAATTGCGTACATATCACGACAACCGCTTCCGCTATCAATATAAGGCTTTATCCATTCCAGAAAAGACTCAATCTCATCTCCGTAGTTTTTTATATTGCTCCTCGTGCTAATCGACCAACTTTTACTTATGTTATCAAACCACATGCTACTTACTGCTTGATTTATACCAAAATAATAACTCGACCCCTTAAACAACCACTCACATCTACCGTCAGGTAAAGGAAAGTTTTCAGGCTTTTCCTCCACATCTCCCATCATATATTTTAATGATTCAATTACATTCTCAGGAGTGTCTTGCTTCAATTCAGCTCCAAATATTAATTCCGTATACATTCCCATTTTTTCTACTCTTTATCAGTTATTTTTTATAAACTATATCTCCATGCAGCAATCTTGAGTACAATCTGAGCAGCAATTACATAAAGTATCACTATCATTATTGACATCCTCTTGGAAAGGGCATGTATGTTTATCCCTAGATTCATTTACCCCGCAATTTTCACATTTACTCATTTTTTCTATTATTTATCAGTTAAAAACTTTTTATAAAACCCTCTGTAGTCATCAGTAAACAACAGCTCACAGATATATTGTTCCTTTTCCTCCTTAGTGTATGCCATAGCTGTTAATATTTTGTGCTAAAATACGAAAAGTAAATAACAAAGTACATAAGCCATAAATAAAACGGCTTATGTACTTTGTTAGGGTTAATTTATAGTTTCCTAAAATCTTTTTCGGCTACCCTAATTGCGTTTTTTATGCCTATTGTCCCATCTTTAAAGTCTAGTGTACATTCAAACTCCTCACCTTTCCAGTGTGGGTATCCTATGCCGTAACATCTAATTTTATCACCTTTTTGTATCTTTGCAGAGTAAACTAACCCTAATAATGTATATAGCAAATTGCTTTGCCATCTTTTAAGTTTCCAGCTATTAAAGTATTTTGTAATCATCTTTTAAGTTTTTAGTTTACTCTACTCTTTATCAGTTAAAAATTTTTTATAAAAACCTTTGTAGTCATCAGTAAACAACAACTCAAAACCATCTAGCCTATCAAATCCCTCAACTATAAACTCAGTTACATAATACATAAACTTTTTACGGCTCTCTGGCTTTGTCAATGGAGCTATGTCAATGATCTCCTCATGTTTGATATTGTACAGATAATTAAATATGCCATTCCTATAATCAAAATCAGCCCTTGTAAGACCTAAAGTCGTTTGATTGGACTTATCACCTAGTATTGACTTGATAATGCCTTGGAACTCCTCCAAGTTATCCACAACCCATACAACGAAACCCTGCAGATCTAATTGAGAATGTAATATTTTTTGATCTTTTGACACAACTCCTCCCGGCTTTTTCATTTCAATAAAATAAGTTCTCTTGCGATAATGAAACTCAAGATCAGGAACTCCTGGAACAACTCCCATTGCTTTTAGCTTATTAGCTGTTATTGGATCCCTTAACTCTCCATTGGGTACATGATACAACAACCCTCTCAAATGCGGATAAGTTGTGTTAAACCAATCAAAGCAATTTGCTTGAATTCGATCCTCTGACTCTTTTTGTTCTTTTTCGTTCATAGCATTAATATCTAAGTTTAAAATTTTTATAGTCTCTTCCCTTAACTCCTCATTGTCCAACATTCTCTGGATAGTATCTGGACCTGGAATTATTGCTCCGGTTTTTATAAACTGGAATATCTCGCGATCTGAGTAAAATGGTTTTACAGGCATATATGTGTATATATTTTCATCAAATAAATGTGATCAACATTTGAGTAAGTTTTTGCATAAAATCCTTTGTACAATTTCCCGCCAATTTTCTTTTGCGATCTCTCAAAACCTTTTGCGCTTAAAATACGGCTCAATTTGTTTGATGTTATGGTCGGATCAATCTCGTATACAAATCTAGTTAAACAAGCAATAGGCATAAAATCCTGAGGCGCGGAAAAATCAGGCTTAACTAATAGCTTACTTATAGAACTCTCTAAAAAAGAGTCCTCACCAATCATTGACGACCTTATTTCTAAAATCTTATTTGAGATATCTTTTAGCTGTTTATTTAAAGATTCTATCTGCTTGATTACTTTATTTTTTTCTCTTTGATTCATAGCTGTTTTTTTATGTTTAGTTAAATTTACTTTTACAAATATAACTCTTTACTGGTCACTAAAACAAAAAGTTATGTTAAATTACGCATTATATACAACAAAAAAATACTGAAACACATATTTATACATACATTTTCTACATAAAAAGGCATAATATAAATAAAAAGAGCATATAAGTATTTTGCTAACTGGTCACTGGTCATTTACTGGTCACTCAACTTATCAATGATAGTAAGACTTAACAAAGCTTTTTATCTATTTGACCAATAACCAATAAAATTAAAGAGTTTCATATAAAGTTACTATATACTATTATTAACAGTATATACCTACCTTTTCCCTTTTATAGAAAATTAGGTGGTCTAGGTGGTCACTGGTCACTTTTCGCCAAAAAAGTGTTAAAAAACAAAAGAGCCATCATAACGACAGCTCTTTTTTGTTTTGTTTGAAACATTTTGTTATATTTTTAAAACATTTCTTTTTGTCCCTCATCTACAATATCCCGATAGGCTCCCTTGATTTTTTCCACATACCAACCCCTGATATATTGTCCATTTACTTTCTTACGTCCTCTCACGTGTCCAACTTGCTGCATCATTCTATTGATGTATCTATCATTAATTTTAATAGAGCTTACGTCCTGCAGATGCATGGCAACCTCAGCTGTTGTATAAAAGTGTCTAGTATCCTCTGATTTTCGGAAATAGATTTTTATTAGGTCCTTTTCCGTTTCGTTTGATTCGTAGTTTTTATTCCTTTGATCTTGCATTAGTCGCTCCTCTGGGGTAAGGCTTGACACATAAAGAGGGTCCAGGTACATTGAATATATTTGAGCCCACAATTTATTGATAGGAACTAAGGGCACGTATCTCTGCCAATCTATTGCAGTTACATTGAAACAAAGCCACCGGCTGTTGTGAGAGTCTAATAAAAACTCATCACTATTTGTAGTACCAAAAAAGTTTGCGCGCCTGTGCATCATTATTGATTGCTTTTCGTAGGGCTTTCTCTCTTTTACTATCTCCTGGCTTATAAGGGCTTTGATCTTACTAATATCCAATTTTGACATCTGGGCCAATTCGTCAATATTTATAATAAAGTTTTCGGCCAAGGCAATAGATAAATCTTTGTCATTCCTTGGCAGGCTAGATGTAAAGTAATCAGATCCAAAAGGGTTGAGCCATGAGAAAAACTTTGACTTACCTATGCTTTGATTTTCTCCAGATAAAACAAAAACATATCTATTGTACTCAAAATCAATTGCGCACTCAATAGAGCGTACTAACATCTTTTCGAGCATGGACCTAAAAAAGTATTGATCATCAACAGAGAAGCAGTCAACAAGTATTGACATGTAATCAATCCCATCATGTGGAGGTAAGCTGTCAAAGTAATCCCTCATAGGATCCACTTTTTTAACGAATGAGGAATGAATCAAAGTCTGAGTTTTGTCTGAGGGGTATTTGATACCGGACTCCTCAATCTTTACTAAGATGTCATTTATCTCAACCAATTTATTATCGTCAACTAGATCTCCTGTGATGACATTCTTTGATAGGTTGTAATTTCTTTTAAGGAATGATTTTACTAAGAATATAGGCGGTTTGTTCTCGATGTTAAACTCATCTTTGAACTCCTCAAATACTTTTTTAAATACCTTTTCGACCTTATCAGCATTTAATAAGTGTTGCTCGCATTGCATCCTGATATCCTCAGCGTTATACATTCGGCCTGATTTGTTCATCATGTGAGCAAATGCATATATTTGTTTCATGGCTGATTTTTTCTCCTCTGATAAGGTTTCCATTTCAGTCTCAATTGGCAAATAATCAGATACAAAAAAATCCTCTTTTAAAAATAGTTCCTCATTCATTTTTAATATATTTTTTAATTGTGGGGGTATAAATTTATTGTAAAAAACAATACAACAGCCTATTTGGTGGACATTTCTTTTCTTATTGCGTCCAACTCACTAAGTAAATGGCTGTATTTTTGGCCGTGTTTTTTGTTGTGAGAGATAACTATCCTTAAATCTGACATCCTTTTAGCCTTGGCTTTTCTTATCCTTTTACGGGCCATCTTTTCAAATTTTGGAGGGTTTAAAACGGTTTGAAGTGACACGGCACTCCCTCCAGGAACTCCCTTATAATTAAAATAAAATATAAAGTATCCTTTTGTCTCCTGTTCGATGATGACCTCAACACCGTCAATATCTATTGTTTTAAAAATCATTTTCCAAAAATTTTCCATCCTCCCAAAATCCTGCAGTCTCCATGCATTCGTTACAGATGATTGATACTTGTTTTATAACGTCATTCTCAATATTCTCAATTGTTGAGTAAATATTAAAGCTTTGGCAATGCGGGCATTTTTTAGGGTATTTCTTTTGAGCCTCAATTTTTTTTAAAGAGAAACCCGACATAATTTTTAATCTACCCGCATCATCTAATATGTAACTTTTCATTTGTTCTCAAGTTTTAACATTTTTTCCTGTCCCTTATTGATAGCCTCACGGGCCGTCTTTTTGTATCCCGGCACTCCTTTCCTTAAATAAGAATGAGTCTCAATCATCTGATCACTATACTCAATGGCCTCATAAGCTGTTATATAGCCACTTGCAACGTATCCTCCTAAAGATATACAAATAGCTCTTAATTGTGGGTGTCCGTTGTCTACGATGCCCGCAAAGGCTTTTGATGCGTTAGAGAATATTCGTCCTTTGTCATTATCTCCATATTCAATCTGGCTTTTATCAACCACCACCGCTGAGAAAAAATCAGCCTTTTTGCCTTTTTTGGTCCACTCTTTGGCATCTGTCCTAAATAGGACGTTCTCATCATAGCTAAGGAAAAGAGGTAAAACGCAATTTTGTCCAGTTCCGTCCCATCCTTTATACTTATCCAGATCCAATCCTATCCCAAAATAATATTCCTTGAACTCCTCAACTGTTTTCACTATTGGTATTCTTACAATAAACTTAACCCCTTTTTTTGAGGGGCTAAGGAATGCAAAAATAATGCAATCAAATTTATTAAAAAGGAATTGCTTAAACTCCTCCGCATTATCTATGTGATCAAAGTCCAGGACCATCAGCCCTGTAAAGCTCAATATATTTTTATAGGCCCTATTTTGACCATCCAACCAAACGCAAGGCGTAAAATAATACAGATTATTTTGTTTGAGCTCTGCCTTTAGTTTCATGTCGTTGTCCTGCTCTGCTTTAGCAATGAGTCTAAAGGTCTCTTTTATCTGATCTGATGGGTTGCCTGTGGCATTGATTACATAATCCAGATCAATTGATCCAATAGGTTTTTTTGACTTAACCTTAGCAGGAAAATATTGAAATACAATATCTTTTAAATTCATTATGACCGAGACTCTAAAAATTTGGTTCCAATTACATCAAGATGCAATCCGTACTCATCACAATATATATAACCTAAAGTTATAAGTTTTTGTAAAACATCCTTAGATAAAAACTTAACCACAAGATCCTTTGATTTTATCATCAACAGTATCCTATGTGTGCCATGCAGGATATCCTCATCATCAAATGTATTTACGTGTAAAAAATTATTTAAAAATCCTAGTTGCTCCTCAATTTTGCTCATTTTGTTTTCTTTACAGGGTTAATTAATCCTTTAAAAATATGACAAATAACGTCAATAGTCCATCCGTCTCCAATTAAATCTCTTCTTTTGTAATCAGGAACTATACTAGTGTAATTGTCTGGTACGTTTTGCAATCTTTCGCATTCCAACGGAGTTAAAGCAAAACATTTGCCTTTGATGAAAACGACCTGGGAACAGCTAGTTGTTAATGTTCCGACTTTACCGTATTGAACTCGCCCCCTTCTGGATTTTGAATTAGGAAAGTTTAAATCTATAGAATCAAAATCGTTTACAATCATGTATCCCTTTTTTGTCGCTACTTTTACGCGATACTCATTATCCTCAAAATAAACTAAACCATTCGTCTTTACTTCTCTTTTTTCGCAGTCCTCTAAAATATCTTTAAGTAATATATTTTTATCAACTATTTTTTTATCAAAATCAATATTAGTCCAGTAAAGTCTTCGCCTTTTTTGAGCTGAAAAATAAGAAGAATTTATTTCGACCGGAGGAACTCCGATTATATCAGTTATTATTTTTTCCCATTCTTTTTTCATAATAACATTTTCGAGCAAAAACTTAATATCAGGATTAACCTCTTTTAATTCTTTTAGTATCCTGGCATATTCAAAAAACAATTTACTTTTGCCATTGAATCCAGACCCGTCACCAGCTCGGCTAAAACTTTGGCAAGGAGACCCGCCTATAAATAAATCTATTTTATTATCTCCAAAAGTTTCTTTTGTAATAAAATTAATATCTCCTAATTGAATCGTGTTAGGAAAATTTTCTTGGGTTACCTGGACCGCGTGTGGCTTTATTTCAATAGCGAAATATTTATCTGGAATAACTCCTATTTTTTTTAGAGCTATTTGACCTCCGCTCATTCCATCAAATACTGAAACTACATTCATTTTGTTTTCTTTACAGGGTTTATCATTTTATTTTTTGGATCCTTTTTTGGCTTTACTATGATTGGATCAATCACTTTTATATCTTTTATATCCATGGTGCAGGTATTATATGATTAAGAATAAGCAATGATACGATTGCGTAAATTACTACAAAAATACTGAATGCAAATGATTTATATTTTTTGAGATTATAGTATTCATGTGCAAAAAATACATTTATCAAGGCAATTAAAACGATTGTAAGTTGTACTAAGATTTCCATTTTTTTTGAATTAAAAATTAAACATAAACTTTTTTGGTAGGTACGTAAAAAGAAAGTTCTCTTTTGATTTTGTAGTCTTTATCCTTATATACTCTTACCACTTCTTTTTTACTCTCCTTTTTTACAGGCTTATTTGATGCCATTAAATTTGAGGTAAAAAGTAAAACGATTATTAATATTAAATTTCTCATACTCAAAAATACAAAATTTTAGTACAATAAAAAAATAATTTATGTTAAAGTTTTAAATAGTTGATATTTTAGCACAGGCCTATTCTCTGGAGGCGCTTCTTTTATCATTTGCTTAAGCTCCTGGACCAATTCATCAAATAAGCTGTTTGATGCCTTTTCAATTTCTTTTTTCATTTGATGCTTTTCTTTGGCCATCCGGTCCATATCGATCCATTTAGCTTGAGTGAGCTTATCCGCGTTGTAAATCTTATTTGACAGCTCTGGAGACTCAATGCCTTTTGAATTGAATTTACAGTATAATATTGATCCTATCTCTTGATCAAGTATTTTGGAATAGAAAAATATTTCCCTTACGATTGCCCCCTCTACTATGAGGCCGTATTTATAAATGAGGACCCCTTTTTTTGAGATCCTCATACCTATATAAACTAATTTTTTAATGTTCATACTCCTCAACCCTATTTATTAATATATTAATAACCTCACTTAGTTTATCTATAATCATATCTTTGCTGATATATTGCTCTACTATTATAAACCCCTTTTTAAGTATAACTATGGAATGATTTATACTATCTGAATCAAAAATATATAATTTATACATATTCAGTCTTTTTTAAATGATACAAAAATACCCTTTCACTGTCAATCTCATCAATCTCCTTAATATCAAAGACCTCATATCCGAGCATCCCTAAATCATTAAGTTTGATCTCTAGTTGATCAATAGTGTATATATTTACATAGTGAACAATAGCTTTGTACTTAACTACTATCTTTGTTACCGTCACAAAATCGCCTTTTGGCGTTAAATAATTACTCATTTCTATAGTTTTAAATTGTTATTAAAAAGGGCAATCAAAGTCCTCACCAGATGGCCTGTTACCTTTTGATGCGTTTTGTCTGTTGGTTAGTATTTGTATATTCCATGAATGATAACCATGGAGATTACACCGTCTGTCTAGTGTTGCATTTTGGCCCCGGCGTCCTTTTGACATATATCCGGTACGATCACAAAATCTAAGGAACCACTCAAGAGTAATTGTAAAATCAATGCCTCTTGACTTTGCCTTTTGTTTAGCCTGAGAGTAACGGACTTTTTTAGGGCTCCGCTCTCTCAGTAATCTTGCATAGTGCTTATGACATAACATCCCTTTTCTTTGGTCTGGATCGTTTTTACATCCATATGCACAACAATAAACCCCCTCACGTTTCTTAGTTTCTGAAATTTTCAAAGCTTCATTTTTTTTATTTCTCTTATTATGGTTCTGCAATCCTCACAAGTAGGATGAGCGTCTTTATAGTCTACCTCAGCAGATGCCTCCAGATCAATTGAGGGATCACATAAAACGGTTTCTTTATTCATTGGATGCAATGCATGCCATGTTATTCCTGGTACCTTACAATCATCCTCATCAAGTATTATTCTAACTACTGGCATATCTATTTATCTTTAGGTCCGTATCCCATGAATAATATTACCTCAAAAGATCTGATCTCAATCCTTGACAAATCAAATGAGTAGACTTTTTGTTTCCAGGCTTTATCCTCCTTATAAATGAATTTTACGACCTGTAATTTTGCGCTATTGCTTTTAAGGATCTCATCCTTAAATCCTTTTGTTACACATTTTAAAGCTTTAAAAGTTTCCTTTTTTTTGCCTGTAGTTATAGTATACACTATGTTACAATAAAAAATAGGCCTTTTGTTTGGAGGGCAATTTGCCTCAGCGTCTTTGTTCATTTCTGATTTCATTTTATTCGTCATATTAATTATTTACCAAGGTATATTTTTTCCATTTTGGAGACCCATGCTTGAGGGTATTTATATTTTTTCATTCTAGCATACTCAATCAACTTAAGATCCTTATTTAAAAGTATCTGACGAACGATCCATCCTTGACCTTTCATTTTCTTTGCGATCCTTACCTCCTCCAATTCTTGGATGGTCATGGACCCCCATTGCTTACCTACTAGGTGAGCAGGCAAAAGTTGATAATTTTCAAGCTGTACAAATTCAATTTCTTTTGGCTCCTCTTTTTTCTTTTCAGGGAAAATAAAACCGCAATGCTTACAAGTTGGGGCCGCTGCATGATTAAAGCATCCGCAACCTGGATTTCCTTTGATATCATTCTCTGACTCCGGGCATTCCTTTATAGGCGCTACGCCTTTCTCCTCTTTTTTCTTATGGGTCAAGCTAAACTCCTGATCCTGCTCCCAGAATCCATGCTCAACAATATTTGAACCCATGTCTATTATCGTAAAAAAGTCCTTAACAGCTTTTACACCCTGCGGAACTATACGCGAACCACGTCCACACATTTGGAAAAATAGAGGCTTTGATTTTGTTGATCTGTTTAGGATAACGGTCTCAATGCTCCACTCATCAAATCCAGTTGTTAAGATATCACAATTATTTAGGATAGCTCCAGGAGTTTTTGAGAACCACTCCAAAATATAAGCTCTCTCTCTCTTTGGAGTGTTGCCGTCAAGATGCATTGCATTATATCCGGAAAGTACAAAGCTCTCACAAACCTTTTTGGAGTGCTCGACATTCACATTAAAGACAATAGCCTTTGATCCTGGAGCAAATTGCTCATATTTTTTTACTACTCCAGAGTAAAGAGATACTTTGTTGAATGCGTCAAACATAGATTTTATGTCAAAATCTTTGCCTTTCATTTTTATTTTAGAGGTATCAAATGCAGCTCCAAAGCTTATTGCAGGAGTTAAAAACCCTAACTCAATTAAGTCCTGAATAGATACAGACTGGACCATCTCTTGATAATAGTCTGATAATTGATTCATATTACCAGTTCTTATTGGAGTAGCTGTTGCACCAATCACAAAAGTGCTTTTAAAAGCATCAAGATCCAGTATCTTATCAAATGTTTGTTTGTGAGCCTCATCAATAATAATCAAGTCAACCTCTGGGGGCGTTCTTTTAATTAATGTTTGAATAGTTGCAACATAGCAATTTTGTCCAGGTCTTACTGGCCTTTGACCTTGTATTATTTGAGGGTTAAGTCCGTACTCTCTCAACTTCTTAACAGCCTGATCAAGTAGCTCCTTTCTGTCTACAACGACAATTACCCTACGGCCTGCTAATATAGTACTCCTCGCAATGTCAGCAAATGTCACCGTCTTACCTGACCCGGTGGGTGCACAAAGTACAACTCTTTTAACACCCTTTACAAATAAACCCCTTATTGCGTCTTTTAAATCCTGTTGATATCCCCTTAGTCCAAAATTCATTTTTAATTATTTTTAACAAACCTACAATATTTTAGTACAATAAAAAAATAAAATCAATTATTTATTTTAAAAATTCCTAGTTTATACATTTCATAGATGATACGGGCCTCTGATATTGCGTCAGATGCTCCCCTATGTATATGATCAATTTTCTCATCAGGGAAAAAGTAAGCCAAAGCCTCCTCAACGGATGGTAATTTGTAAGTTTTGCCTTTTCCTGGTAATTTTACAACGTCCCTTAATAACCGCATAGGGCAATCCAGTTTTTTATTGATTTCAATATTATTGGACTCAAGGAAACTAAAATCAAATGTATTATTATAGGCCGTCGCCCCTAGTGGATAGCTATCAAGGATTCTCTGGATATTTTCCTCCTCGCCTTGTATCCTATCTGCAGGGACTATGTCTTTTGCACTCATGTACCCTTTTGAAACGATCCAGGAGGACATCAATTTTTTAAATGGGACCATTGGATTGAATACCTTATCATATAATACCTCAATTAATCCATTACTTAAATCAAGGCTCACAATCCCCACCTCTGTTATGCCGTCCAGCCTCCTATCAAATCCTGTTGTCTCTAAATCTAAAATTAAAATTTTTTCTGATTCCATTTTATTACTTTAATATTAATACACAAATATAGTACAAAAAAAATGACATTTTATTTTTATTATCCAAAATGTTTATTTACATTTGTCTCAAGCAAAATTAAGAAACTTAAAAATATGGCTACAAATGAAGATTTAAAAAAAAGAGTATTGGACGCAAAGTCCTCACTACCTAGCAGCGGAGTATCATCTTTATTTTTCAGATATTATAAAGACGTTAAAAAGACACAAAAAAATAGGACTAAATTAAATAACATCCTACAACTTAGATCCTGTGATCAGGACTTTACAGAAAAAATTGAGGGCCTTGTTAAATTATTAGACTCTTACAAATCAGAAAAATCAATTTAAAATCAATTAAAATTATGAGTACAGACGCATTTATCAACGAAGATTATCAGGCTCCATCATCTGGAGGATTTACAAAAATTGAGGCAGGTAAAACAAGATTAAGGATTTTATCATCTCCTTTAATGGTTTGGGTTGTTTGGGCCAATGGAAAAAGCACCCGTTTACCTTATGATCCGCAAAACAAACCTTCATTACCAGATGGTGACAATCCATCAGTCAAGCATGCTTGGATCATGTTAGTTTTCAACTACAACACTAATGTTATGGAGATTTGGGAACTTGATAAAATGACTTTGATCACACCTCTTTTAAATCACTCAAGAGATGCAGATTGGGGACATCCTAAGCACTATGATATTGAGGTTACCAAAACAGGATCAGGAAAAGACGGCACAAAATATGCAATGATTGCAAAGCCAAAAACCCCTGTAAGTGATGACGTTAAGGAGGCTTATTTGAGTACCCCTGTAGACTTATCTCAGTTACTTGTTGATGGTGGTAATCCATTTTTACCGTCATCAGGTACAGCAGCTCCTCCGGCAGATAATGGAGCAGCGGCAGAGGCAGCAAAGATTGCAGCAGCAAAAGCGGCAGCGGATCTAGCAGCGAAAACAGCAGCGGCTCAAGCGGCTCAGGCGACACCATCAGCAGGGGCAGGAGATCCTCCATTTTAATCAAACATAAATTTTAGTTAACAATCAAAAAGGCCTGGGACTAAATGCCTAGGCCTTTTTTAATAAGGGAAAAATGAAAATTCAAAAAATAAATATCAAAAATTTTAAGATGATCGACAGCTTTGAGGCTGAGGTCCATGGTAAAAGTATGTATTTAATTGCAGGCAATGAGGAGGGTAAAACTTCGATACTGGATGCAATTTGGGGAGGTTTGGGAGGTGCTCGATCAATGCCTCCAAAACCATTAAAGGATGGCGCGCGTCAGGGTTTAATTGAATTGGATCTTGGGGATATCATTGCCCGGACTATTATAAAAAAGGGTAAAAAAGTTGAGTTACAACTTGAGAACAAAAATTATAGTGATGAGGCAAATAGATTTATATCATCGCCAAGAGCTTACCTAGATAATTTAATTGGAGTTATTGACTTTAATATCAATGATTTTTTTGCACTTACTCCTCAAAAGAAAATGGAGTATTTAGGAAAGGTGTTGAGTCAGGACTTTTCTGTATTTGATGCAGATATAAAAGAGGCAGAGGAGTCCAGAGCATTTGATAAAAAAAGGCTGTTGGAATTAAATGCAAATTTTGATTACTACGATGCAAAATTGCTTGATAAAAAGCCTGTTGATCTTATTGAGGTAACCAATTTAATTAATGATGAGGTTAAAAAAGGTGAAACGGCAGAGCGTATTGAGAAAGGTATTGAGGAGAGGATTGCTCACCTTGCAGAAATGGACAAGGATATACTTGAGCTTGAGGCAAAGATAAAAAGAATTAATGAGTTTAGAGAGGTTAAGGAAAAGGAGATTGAGGATGCAAAATCTTGGCTATTAGTTCCCAAAAATATTCCAGATCTAATTAGGTTAGAAAAATTGAGAGAGGATCAATTAAACTCTGATAAATTAAATAAGGAAATTGCAGAGGCTAAAAAAATGAGCCTTATTGACCTGGAAATTAAGGATCTTGAAAAGTCTATAGCTGAACAAAACGAATATATAAAAGAAACCAGACTCAAAAAATCAACAGCTATCTCCTCAGCCATTGAGCCAATAGGATTAACATTTGATGAGGCGTCTAATAAGCTAACTTATAAGGGGCATCCTTTTGACGCTATGCAAATTAATACGGCCTCTCAGCTTATCCTAGGCATGAAAATGGCCTCAACCTTATTAAAGGATTTAAAGATAGTGAGAGTTGATGCAACTTTAATTGACAACAAGAACTTTGCAAAGGTCCTTGAGTGGTCTAAGGAGCAGGACATTGAGATGTTTATTGAGTTAGTTGACAGAGATGGAGCTGAGCTCCAGGTAAAACTTATTGACTAATGAAAGTTGTCACTATAGAGGTAGCAAAAAAACCCTGGGCAGAGACTCCTCTGGCCTGGGGCATTCCCTCAATCCCCGGACCGCTTGGATTTAATAAAGTTTTCTTTTATCCAAAAACAAAATGCAAATATAAAGACGGTTTTTTAGATCTGCCTTACTGGATGTATAATAAGAATTTTGCAATGGAGAAAAATAAGCCTGTCATCTTGAGGAGTGTTGAGATTGAGGTTTAACGTCTAAGAATATGGTTTTGTGGCTTTTCGCCATAAACTATATTTAGTGTTACCTACTGTACGGGAAATTTAAAGCAAAATTTAATTATGAAAATGTATTTTAAAGGCGGTAAAGGTATAGATAAACCAACCGATGTAAACGGAATAGAAATAAAAGAAGGTTCGATACTCACTACAGATAACTTTGACGGTGAAGACAATGACTGGTTTTATAAAACATATTACCCAACTTGGACTAAAGAAGATATTGAGAAGCATTGGCACAACCCAACTTATAAAGTAAAATGGAATGAAAAAGGCTTCTTTTATGGTGAGGGATTGAAAGAACCTGAATATAAGCACCAAGGACGTCTGTATTTACATGACTTTAGATTTGAATACACTAAAGTATTATTGTAGGTAACTACCATATATAAAACCGTTTTAATGTTTTATATATAATGTTAAACATATGTTAATTATTTTTTTATTGTACTATTTATGTGTACATTTATAATATAATTGTAATCAACCTAAATAAAACGCTATGAAAAATTTAATTAAAAAGTTATCAGAAATCAAAGAGTCTACAGACATTGGAAAAATTGGAGTTTACTTTGTATACTTCTTATCATTCATATTTTTGGCTGTTGCTTTAATGACTTGCTTCTCTTTATTGTTCGCAATAATTACTGGACGTATTGATGCCTCAGGATTTTAATATGAAAAGGATATCAAAAGCAAACATCAAAAAAACCTCTCACCCATTAACAAAAGGGGAGAGGTTATCTTATCACATAGATAAAAACAAAAACACGAAATTATTAATAGATCTTTTTGATCTTGAAATTAAAGAGGAATTATGAAATTCATTACAGGATACAAAGACAGCCATATACTGGAGGCTGAGAAAATTGGAGAGGAGATCTTTAAAAAAGGTCCAGTACATCAACAGGAGATGTTGGAAGCTATACAAAAAAGGCTGTTTATTTTAAACAAAATTCACTTAAGAAAAATATCGAAATGAGAATATTACTAGCATGCGAAGAGAGTCAGGAAGTTACAAAAAGATTAAGATTAAAAGGTCATGAGGCTTTTAGTTGTGATATATTGCCATGCTCTGGAGGTCATCCTGAATGGCATTTACAACAGGATGTTACCGAACTATTAAAACAAAAATGGGACATGATAATTGCTTTTCCTCCCTGTACATTTTTAACAGTAACTGGGAATAGATGGTTTAATATCGAGCGATATGGAGAAAAAGCAATTAAAAGACATCAGGACAGAAAAGATGCAATTGATTTTTTTATGATGTTTGCAAATGCAGATTGTGATAAAATTGTAATTGAGAACCCTGTTGGGGTAATGAGTAGCCACTACCAAAAGCCTAACCAAATAGTAAACCCTTACCAATTTGGAGACCCATTTGAAAAGAAAACCTGCTTATGGATTAAGGGGTTGCCAAACTTAATACCGACAAATATAGTCGAACCACCCAAAAGAACTGAGTTTGCAAGTGGTAAAAGTATGCCAACTTGGTACGCTGATGCTTGGAAGTTACCAAAAGAAGAAAGAGCAAAACTGAGAAGTAAAACATTCCCAGGCATAGCGCAAGCTATGGCAGATCAATGGGGATAATAAAAAAAGGCTGTTTATTTTAAACAAAATTCACTTAAGAAAAATATCGAAATGAGTAAAGTAAAAAAAGTAGTAAGTTTTTTTGATGGCATGAGCTGCGGTCAAATCGCATTAAACAAAGTCGGAATTATTCCAGATCAGTATTTATCCTATGAGATTGATAAATACGCAATGATAGTTGCTCAAGCTAATTACCCAAACACAAAGCAAATGGGGAGCGTTACCGATGTAGATCCTGATGACTTAAAAGATGTAGATTTATTTATTGGAGGTAGTCCTTGTCAGGGGTTTAGCTTTGCAGGTAAACAATTAAATTTTGAGGATCCTAGGAGTAAACTATTTTTTGAATTTGCAAAAGCCTGGGATATTATAAAAAAGAATAATCCTAACGCTAAATTTTTACTAGAAAACGTGAAGATGAAAAAAGAGTATCAGGATTTAATTTCTAAGTATATGGGAGTTGAACCAATTATGATAAACTCTAATTTGGTTTCTGCTCAAAATAGAAACAGACTATATTGGACGAATATTCCATTTATTAAAAAACCTGTTGATAAAAAAATAGTCTGGGGACATATAAGGGAATTTAATGTTTCTGACAATTTTTATTATTCAGAAAAAGGTTTGAGTTGGATAAAGAGGCACGGTGAGCGAAAAGGTAAAAAACTAGCTATCTGGGGTGTAAATGATAAGTGCCAAATGATTGAAGCCAGTCACTTTAAAAACTATAGCTCTCAAAGATTTTTTGGAATTGAAGATAAAAAAGGATTAAGATATATCACGCCTACTGAATGTGAGAGAGCTCAAACAGTACCAGATAACTACACAAACCATGTAAGTAATAGCCAAAGATATAAAATGCTAGGCAATGGTTGGACTGTGGATGTTATAGCCCATATTTTTAAAAATCTATAAATA